TACTGAGATTTTAACGGAATACAGTAATTTACCAAATTACACAGTTTATAGCCAAGGAGTGTCTGACGGTTCAACAGCTAATTTGGCATTTGGAATTGCCGACGCTAATAAGCCAGCAATTTATGTTCAATATTCAGCAGTTCGTGATGTAGATACCAGAGTTGGCTGGATTAAACTAGCTAGAAATCTTTCCAATAATACATACTACTATGATGAAGAATATACTGAGTCAGCAAACATTGGCATGAAATGGGATGTTGAAGCTGTAGGAGTAAGCGGGCCAGGTGCCTACGCGGTAATAGCCGCAAATTTAGTAACAACCACTGGCTTTGGCGCTAACATACAATATACCGTAAGTACACTTTCTTTCTAATATTATGTGGAATCTATTACCTAGCGAAAGGCTTCGCTATTGGCATGATTTTCGTAAAAAAATTAGCACACTAACACGTGATGATGCGTTAAAAGAAACACATCATCTATGGTGTTATGCTCCTTTTGTTTCGAATTATCTGACTACTGATCAGATAGCAAATTGGCCAGATCCATGGGAATTAATAAATGACAATTACTACTGTGATCTTGCAAAAGCATTAGGCATGGTATATACACTTTATTTGTCTGATCATGCAATAGAAAGCACCATTAAAATTTACAGTCATAAAATTTCAAAAGACCAATATAATTTAGTCTGGATCGATGGAGGAAAATATGTTCTTAATTACCTCCACGACGAGATTATAAATAAAAAACAACTCAGTGATGAACTTGATTTTGTAAAATCAATCACTATCAAAGATTTAAAATTAGATAAAATACGTTAAGAGAAAAAAATATGTCGCACATTAAAGTTAAAAAACGTAATGGCAAAATAGAGCCATTGACGCTAGAAAAATGGCAAAATCAAATATCAAAAATTTGCCAGGGAATATCAGATGTTAGTCAATCAATGATTGAAATCAAAGCACAGCCACACTTTTATGATGGTATTACTACAAGAGAAATAGATAATATCACCTTAAGAGCATGTGTGGATCTGATAGATATCGAAAGTAACCCAGATATTGGTCATGTAAACTACCAATACGTAGCTGGTAGACAACGTGTTAGTATGTTACGCAAAGACGTATATGGATCGTACACTCCACCAAGACTATATGAAATAATTAAAAAGAATGTTGAAGTTGGACTGTATACACATGAACTACTAGAATGGTATACAGAAGAGGAATGGAATCGAATGGACGCTATGATAGATCATAGCAAAGATGAACTTTATAGCTATGCAGCAATTGAACAATTAGTTGAAAAATATCTTGTCAAGAATCGTACAACTAAGCAGATTTATGAAACGCCGCAAGTAAGATATATGATTGCTGCTGCTACGGTCTTTCATAAAGAAGAGCCTCTTTCTGCTAGAATGCGTTACATAAAGGAATATTACAATGCCGCCTCTGATGGTTTATTTACCCTTGCTACTCCTGTGCTTGCTGGTCTCGGCACTCCTACCAAGCAGTTTAGCAGTTGTGTTCTTATTAGGAGTGATGACGATCTTGATAGTATATTTGCTAGCGGGGAAATGATGGCCAAATATGCCAGTAAACGTGCTGGCATTGGTCTTGAAATCGGTCGCGTCAGACCGTTAGGTGCGCCTATCAGAAAGGGTGAAATACTACATACTGGATTAGTTCCTTTCTTGAAGAAATGGTTCAGCGATTTACGCAGTTGTAGTCAGGGCGGAATCAGAAATGCAAGTGCAACCATTACGTATCCTATCTGGCATTATCAATTTGAAGACCTAATCGTTCTTAAAAATAACCAAGGTACTGAAGAAACGCGAGTACGTTTTCTTGACTATAACGTGGTGATTAGCGCACTATTTTTACGTAGATTCAAAAACAAAGAGAATATCACATTCTTTGATCCGAACGAAGTGCCCGATCTTTATGAGGTATATTATCGTGACATCAATCTTTTTGAACAACTATATGTTCAATACGAAAAGAGAACTGATCTTCGCAAGAAAACAATGGCCGCAGAAGAAGTATTTAAAGGCGGCATTCTAAAGGAACGCACTGATACAGGTCGAATTTACATCACATTTATTGATAATGTACAAAAGCAGGGACCTTTTAATACGAAACTGCATCCGATTTATCAATCTAATCTTTGTCAGGAAATTCTATTGCCGACACGATCATTTAAACGTTTAGATGATGCAGATGGCAGAATTAGTTTATGTACTTTGGGCTCGGTGAATTGGGGTTCATTTCGTAATCCAGAAGATATGCGCCGCGCCTGCAGAATTCTTGCACGTAGTTTAAACAACATACTTGATTATCAAGACTTTTTGAGTATACAAAGTAAGCTCAGTAATGAAGAAATTAGACCATTGGGTATAGGAGTCACTAATCTAGCATATTGGCACGCTAAACGTGGTTTTAAATACGGTGAAAAAGATGCACTTGCTGAAGTTAAATCTTGGATGGAACATCAAGCCTATTATCTAACTGAAGTAAATGTTGAGTTGGCTAAAGAAAGAGGTAAATGTTTGCATAGTGATGGAATGCGTTATGGTCAAGGTATTTTCCCTTGGGAACTACGTGCAGAAGGCGTAAATCAACTAACAGATTTTACTCCTGAATTAGATTGGGAAAATCTAAGAACAGAAATGAAAACACATGGTGTTCGTAATGGAACATTGATGGCTATTGCACCTGTTGAATCTAGTTCAGTAGTAATCAATTCAACTAATGGCATTGAGTTGCCCATGAGTTTGATTACGACCAAAGAAAGTAAAGCTGGTAGTTTCACTCAAGTAGTGCCAGAATATCAAAAGTTGAAGAATAAATATCAACTTATGTGGGAGCAGAAAGATTGTATTGATTATTTGAAAACTGCTGCTGTTTTGGCAGCATATGTTGATCAAAGCATCAGTACAAATACTTTTTATTCACCTAAACATTTTGCTGATAAAAAAGTTCCTGCAACGCTTATAGCAAAAAATTTAATGCTTGCACAGAAATATGGTCTAAAAACACTGTACTATTCACTTTTGGATAAATCTGGATCTAAACTTTCAATTGAGGCACCTACTACTAATTTAAAAGATGTTGAAGAAATAGCACAAGAAGAACACTGCGAAAGCTGTGTTTTATAAACAAGGAATAATATGTCAAAAGAGCAATATAACTTAAGTGTTAATCCAAACTATTTACGCCGTAGAATGTTTTTAGATGGTACGGTAACAGTACAACGATTTGAGGAATTTAAATATCCTAAAATTGCTAATTATGAAACAACCGCACGTGGCTTCTTTTGGGTACCAGAAGAAATTAGTTTAACTAAAGATGCTGGAGATTTTAAAACTGCTAGCGATACTGTAAAACATATCTTTACTAGTAACCTATTGCGTCAAACTGCATTAGATAGTTTGCAAGGCCGTGGTCCCACACAAATCTTTACACCTGTTGTTAGTGTGCCAGAACTAGAAACGCTAATGTTTAATTGGGGATTCTTTGAATCTAATATTCACAGTCGCAGTTATAGTCACATCATACGTAATATCTATAATGTTCCAAAAGAAGTTTTCAATACTATCCATGATACAAAAGAAATCGTGGATATGGCTAGTAGTGTTGGTAAGTACTATGATAACTTACACAGATTAAACTGTATCAAAGAAATAGATGATGACCCAAATAACTGCCCAGAAGAATCGCACATCAAGGCAATTTGGTTAGCATTAAATGCCAGCTATGCACTAGAGGCCTTTAGATTTATGGTAAGTTTTGCAACTAGTCTTGCAATGGTTGAAAACAAGATTTTTATTGGTAATGGAAACATTATTAGTCTTATTCTACAAGATGAAATACTGCATAAGGAATGGACTGCTTATATTATCAATACTGTAGTAAAAGACGATCCACGTTTTGCCAAAGCAAAGGTAGAATGTGAGGCAGAAGTTTATGCCTTATACATGGATGTTATTCGTGAAGAAAAAGCATGGGCGGATTATCTATTTAAGAAAGGTCCAGTTATTGGACTTAATGCTCAAATCCTAAAAGATTTCGTAGATTATACCGCGTTCAATGTGTTGAAAGAAATTGGAATCAAATATACTGAAAGTTCACCAAAAAGCACTCCTATACCATGGTTCAATAAGCATAGTGATGTTAGCAAAAAACAAACGGCATTACAGGAAAATGAATCAACTAACTATGTCATTGGTATTATGAGTGATAATATTGTTTATGATGATTTGCCATCAATTTAAAAAGGAAAGCAAATGTTAAAAGTTTATTCAAAAGACAACTGTACCTATTGTGTGCAGGCAAAAAAGTTATTAGAAAGTAAAAATATTGAGTATGCAGAAGTACGAGTTGATCTAGATCCAAGTGCTAGAGAATTCGTAATGTCGCGTGGACATAGAACTGTGCCACAAATATACTTAGATGATACATTATTCGTTGAAGGTGGTTTTCAAGGTCTAATGAAATTGTCTGATCAAGAACTAAAGGAAAAATTGAATGTTAGTATCAAAGAATAAGAGTTATGATGCAGGTGATATTGTTAGTTTTAAGTTAGTTAACGGTGATGAAATCGTTGCTAAGATTGTTGAAGAGGACATGATGAGCTTTCGTGTAAATCGTCCGTGTACATTGATTCCTAGTGCGCAGGGATTAGGTTTTATGCAAAGCATGTTTGCCGCGGACATAAATAAAGATATAGAGCTTAGAAAAGATCATATAATGATGCATGCACCTGTTATCAAACAAATGTCTGATCATTACGTTCAAACAACAACAGGTATTCAGCCTGTTTCTAAGGGCTCACTAATTATGTGAGGTAAATGATGTCTGGAGTGGCAAGAGTTGGAGATAGATTAGGACCAGGTGGTATTTTGACAGCGCCGTTTAGTCCTGACGTAACAGTAAATGATCGTCCCGTGGCCTTATTAGGCTGTGTATATACTGCACATACTTGTTGTGGCAAGAAAGGATGTCCACCATCACACTGTTTTGGCCCTACTTTCACTATTCCAGCAGGAGTTACCGTAAATGGTTTGCCGCCTATAGTAAAAGGCAGTAGAGGACTATGTGGACATAAAGTCGAATCTGCTAGTGAGAATGTTATTGTAGTGCAAGACGGACTAATAGGCATGGTAGGTGGTAAAATTTTAGATAAAGTGTTTTAATAATGACTACGCCAGCTCAAT